ACTGCAACCTTCCGGCGTTTATCACGCTGGTCTCCTCGTTGGGATCGGCGGGTGGGGCGGGGGTGCCGTAGTCGATGCCGGGGAGGAGGCACGCCCGGGGTCCCCACGGCTGGTAGTCGATCGAGAGGCGCTGCACCCGCGGCGGGGTCGCCTCCACCGTGCCGCCCTGACCGTCCGAGAAACCGATGTGACCGTCGGGTCCCCACCCCTGATAGGGGTCGTCGGGGATCAGCAGGCAGGCGCCCGCAATGCCGGCCGCCTCATCGAACGAGATTTCGAGCCCGTACCTGACTGCCAGGTCATAAATCGTGACGCTCACAGTGGCTCCCAGGGGCCCTCCTGTGGCCACCTGGTAGGCGGCGGCGATCAGACCCGAGCAGTCCTTGTGGCCCGAGGTCGGCGAGTCCCGGCCCGGGGCCGTCGAGTACGGCTGCCCCAGAAACAGCGCGGCAGCGTCGACGAGGTCTTGGCCGGTCGCCATCAGGCGTCAGGCTGGGGTGTCGGCCCGGGCACGGTCCCCGGCACCGGCGGGAGCTTCGGGTCGTGGTACAGCTGGTACCGGCTGTACGTCTGGGACCGGGTCACGAGGCCGAGGACCGCGGCGGTCGCTGCGAGGATCGCCCCGATCTGCTGCGTCGACAGGTCCAGGCCGAAGCTCAGGGCGAGGGCGAGGAGCGCCTGCACGGCCGCCATCACCGAGGCGGGTTCCCGCCTGAAGATGCTCATCACGCTGCCTCGTAGGTGATCGTGGCGGACAGGGTGTCGTTCGTCGTGAACCCGGCGATCGGCGTCGAGTCCGTCACATTGGCGAGTGTCGTGGCGCCGTAGGCGAAGAAGATCCGGTCGTTCGCAGTGTCGGTGTTGTGGTCGATGATCGGCACGACGTGGTACGACGTCACGCCGGGATCGTTCACATGACCGATCCCGACCGGCACCCGGTAGTTGCCCGGGTCGCGGGCCGTCACCGGCAACGTCAACGTCAGCCGGTCCGACGACAGGTTCGTCGTCGACCCGCCCAGCAGGATGTACCGGGCGTGGACCGTCTTGTTGAACTGCATGTAGTGGCAGACCAGGGTCCCGTTACCGAGTGCGGCGCTGGTCCCGCCGAGCGTCGGCGTGAACGACGTCCACGCCTGGAACGCCTCGTAGATGTGCAGCGTGTTGTCGCGCAGATCGGTGTTCAACTGGGCGGCCGTGAGGGTGTTGTTCGCGACCCAGGTGCGGGGTGCAGTCCAAGCAGGCATGCAGGCTCCTAGTAGCCGAGGGCTTCTTGATCGAGTTGGCCGTAGGTGGCGTCGTCGAGGATCAGAAAGACGCCCGTCTCCACCGGCGACGCCCGATAGGTCGTCGACCAGAACTTCGGGGCGAACCGGTGGCCGACACCCTCGATGATCAGCTCGCTGACGACCTCGTTGCCGGTCCCGAGCGGCGTGCGCTTCACCGTGATCCGGTCGCCGATCTGACGACGGCCGACCACCGGAGTGAGCGCCGACGGATTGGCGTGGACATGCACCGTCATCGCCTCGAGCCGCGTCGTCAGCTCCTTGTAGCGACCCAGCAAGAACGTCGCCCGGTCGTTGATCACATTGTCCGACGAGTCGTACGACGTCGGTGCCGCATAGGCCCGATTGCCGTACTTCGTGATGCCAGCGCTATCGGCCACCGTGATCGTGGTGCCACTTTGACGAGAGGCCGAGACCGGGTTGCGGAGCAGGGTCTCGTCCCTGGTCAACGAGAAGCCCTCTGCCACATACCGGACAGCCTCGCCTGAATGCACGTCACCGAAGGTCTGTTGCGAGTTACGGGAACGCGTGTCGAGCCACAACGCCTGGCGCGCCCGGTGGTGCACCCGGCCATACGCATCGACATGGGTCTGGCCGAGCTCCGTATCCGCCGCCTGCTGAATCGCCTGCAACGCCGACTGGCCAGCAGCGTCGAACGCTTGCATTGTCGAATCGCCCGTGTCGATGTCACGCAGACCGGCAGGCCAGTCGATCGCGTCGAGGATCGCGCCGACGCGTGCCCCAGTGGTCTGGCCGCTCCACGGTGTCGTCCCTACCGTGAAGCTGGACGCCACAGTTCCAGCCCCGTAGATCGCCAGTTCATCCAGAGTGCCGACGAACGGGAACTGACCCCCGGAGTTGTTTCCGATCAACAGCTCGCCGTTGCTGATCCCGAACCCAGCACCGGACAACTCGGCGGGTGTGAACTCGACACCAGTCGTCGTGGCCACGGCACCGCCGTCAATGACCCAGTCGGACGTGTTGAAATCGAACTTTGCGTAGTGGCTTTGCCCGTCATTGACCGCAGCAGAGGTTTCCCAAAAGCCGCCAGCGCCGCTACTCCAGAACCGCAACTTGCCTGATCGCAACATCACAAACGCAACGATGTTGTCGTTGCGTATCTGCAAGATCACGCCGCTCGTGGCAGTCGTCGTGAACCAGAACTCGTACTGGCTCGCAACCGTCAGATAACTCACCGAGTGCGTACCCGACGCTCGACTGGTTCCATTGGCCGCCCATGCGCTGCCCGGATCGTTCGTCAACAGCGACCCGACCAATGTCGGCGTCGCACTGAACGTTCCATGCCGGTCGTTGCCCGACGAGTCAGTCAGCCGGTTCGAGTCATCGAACCGGAAATAGACATTCGGGGATTTCGCCAAGGTCGCCTGCTCGTACGCCGACGGAGCCAACGTGGCGTCCAACAGTGCGAACGCGTCGGCGAGCTGCACCGTCGTGTAAACCGCCTGATCAGCGGCCGGCACCACTTGGCCCCAGTCGGTCACATACCCTCGGAACACCGGGTAGGTGGTGCTCGAGCGGGTCATGCGGATGCGGAACTGGCGCATCGGAACGAGTTTGCCGTAGTAGGTGCCTGACGTGTTGTCCGGGTCGAACAGGCGGGTCGTGGCCACCAAGGTCAAGGCGGCAGTCCCGGCGTTGAAACGGTCGACCTCGTACTGGCGGCCGGTCTGCACCGAGCCTTCTTGCACGTAGTCGGTGATGTCGACCCAGTCGGACGTGTACGCAGCCGCCCCGGCGAGCGTCCACGTCTCCCCGCTCGACGCCACGAACGAGGTCGCAGACCGGTCCGCATCGAGATCCGGTTGCAACCATGCGACGAGCGTCGACCCCGAGTAGAGGCGGGCCTCGTAGATCCGGCCGGTCAGACGGTTCGCGAACGCCCCGTCGGCACCGACGACCAGCGCCGCAGTCGACCCGGCCGGTGTCCCCGAGGTCATCGTGTGGGTCGACACCTGCGTCCAGCCGGACCAGACGGCCGGCATGGCCTGAGAGTCGGCAGCCCGGTAGAAGGTCACCGCCCCGGTGGCGGTGACGTACTCGACGCCGAGCCAGTACACGGTGTTGTCGACAAGAGACGGCGCCGACGACGTTTGGGTGACCTCAGTGGTGCCGTCCGTGGAGCGGCCCCACAGCAGCGCCCCGGCGGTCGTGACCGACAGGCGCCAGCCGAGGTTGCCCGACGCGCCGTGCGTGACCAGCTGCTGCGTCGCCGCCGCGGTCCAATCGGTGGCCCGGACCCGGACCATGACCCGGTAGGTGCCTGCGAACGTGTAGCCGGCCGCGTCTGGGGTGGACACGTACGTGCCCGCAGAGCCGTCCACGCCGATGTAGGTTTCGACCGTCTCGTAAGGGCCCTTGTCCGGCGCCCACTCCACGATCGGGGCCGGCACGGTCATACGACGGCCCTCTGGCGGATCAACGGCCCGCCCGGCCGGTTCAGCTCGGAGGCGGTGACCTCGGCCAGGACCCGACCGTCGACGACCAGCGGGATCGTGATCGACCCGCCGCCGCCGAAGCCCATCGCCGGGAGCGGCTGGTTGCCCGGCACCCGGGACAGGGGAATGACGGCCTCGGGGCCGGCTTCTCCGATGAGGGCGACGGTGGGCCGGTTGACGATGCCGCCGGTAGCGCCGTAGGCGAGGAACCCTTCGCCGAAAATCTGCCGGGCTTCGTCGGCGCTGAGGCCGAGGCTGGCGATCTGCCGGTTGATCTCCTCAGTGTTGAGCTCGATTGCGAAGCGGGTGCGGACTTCTTCGGGGATGCCGCCGAGCTTGTCGGCGTAGGTCTGCAGGTTCTTCACGAGCGGGTTGTTCGGGTCGAGGGTCCCGGCGACGTAGTTCAGGATCTCGGCCATACGTCGCTGGCCGGCTTCGCTGTCGGTGGTGAGACCTTCGAGCTCGACCTGCTGCTTCGCGTAGTTCAGGGTGGCGTTGGTGGCGCCGAGGAGGGCTTCTTTCTTGTCGAGGTCGGTGGCGGTGCTTTCGGCGTTGACCTGGTTGTAGCGGAGGACGGCCCGCTCGAGGCTGATCTCGGCGCCTTCCAGGCCGAGCTTCTGCAGCATCAGGTCATAGGTGACTTGGAACGCTTCCCGGTCTTTGTCGATGGCGGTCTGCTGTGCTGCGGTGCGCCGCTCGGTGATTCGGAGCACCTTGTCCTCGGCGGTCGCCAGCTCATCCTTGGCGGCCCGCAAGTCCTGCCCCTTCTTGACGCCAGCGTCGGAAAGTTCGGTGACCTTGGCGAGCGCCTCGTTGTAGCGGCCTTGCGCCTCGGCGAGCCTGTCAACGTTGTCACCACCCACACCGAGCTGCTGCAAGGCGTTCGTGACCCCCTTGAGCGGGTTGACGGTGCCTTCCACATTGTTGCGAACGAAATCAAACACGTCCGCAGCATTGGTCCCGGCGAACTCGAGATCCTCGAGCTTCGTGCTGAGATCGCCGGTGAAACGGATCGCCGTGGCCATCGCGCTCGCCAGCGTCGTCAGGGTCGGGACCAGCTCGTTGCCGGCTGCGACCTTGAGCTCCATCATCGAATCGTTGAGGTCGTCCATCGCCAGCTCGAACCGGCGGGCGCTCATCACCTGCTCGTCGCTCAGGATCTGCCGGTCGGGGACGGCGTTGAACATCTCCCGGATGCCGTCCCGGCCCTGCTCGAGGATCGGGATCAGGTCCAGGCCGCCACGGCCGAACGCCTCTTGCACCAGCTGCGCCCGGGTGCCCTGGTCGGTCGTGGACTCGAAGGCGTCGGCGACCGACAGCAACGTGCGGTACATGTCGAGGTTGCCGTCCTTCGAGCGGACGACCTCCGCGCCGTACTTCGACAGGTCCACCGACCCCGACTCGAGGCCCCGAGCGAACCGGAAGAATCCGGTGTTCGCCTTCTCCTGCGAGATCTGCAGATCGTCGAACACGGCCACCAGGCGCGACGACTGCTCGGCACCCAGGCCAGACGCCCGGGAGAAATCCCGGACCTTCCCGGCCAGGTCGGTGAACTCCCGAATCGACGCGACTGCCGCCGCCGACAAGGCACCCACCGCCGCCACCGAGTACATCCCGATGTTCTGGCGGATGTGATCCCCGGCCACCCCGGCCATCGCCCCGAGCTTCGACATCTTCGTCGTCGTCCCGGTGACCCCATCATCCAGAGTGGTCGCCGCACCGCCGGCCTGGCGCAGCGCGGCGACCGCATCCCGGGCGTCGCCGGTGATCAACAGCTCGAGCCGTTCAGTGACCGTAGCCATGAGAACCTTCTAGAAGTGGCGGCGCATCAACGTGACGGTCGGGGAGACCAACACGTCCTGCGCCTTGTCGATCGACTGGGCGACCCCACGACGCCACGGGTACTTGCCGCGCGTGCCCGGATGCTGCGCCGACTGACGCAACCCCACACCCGGAATCAGGATCGGCTTACGGTTCGCACGCTGCCGACGCCCACGCCCGATCGTCTCCCGAGGGATCCGATGGGCTTTCGTCGGACGCTCCACCAGCTGGAACGGGCCGTACGCAAACACCTTCGACTTCGGTTCACCACCGAAGTTCCCGACGTTGTACTTCACGCCGATACGCGCCCCACGCTTCCCCACATTGCGGAGCCGTTTCGGCGCCAAACGCTCCACGTTCTTCTTCACCATGAACGACACTTCCTTGACCTGCGTCAACGGAAGATCACTCACATCATCGGCGAACCGTTGCAACTTCCGGGCTGCCTGCGACCCCGACCTCGACACACCCATCGGTCACCCCGGATCCGAACTCAACAACAACGCCACATCCCGAGCCGTGAACTCCTCACGCACCTGACGGGGCGTGAAACAGAACGGGGGCCGGACCAGCTGGACGAGCAAAGCGTCTAGCGGCCGGCCCCCTGCGGAGGGATTCCGTCTGTGAACTCCTGCGGCTTGTCGTCCGGAACCAGCTCGAACCGTTCGAGCATCTCCCGGCCACTCAACGACGCAGGAACGTCGACCCCCACCTGCGCGCAAGCAGCGGCCAACACCTCCTGGGCGACTCGAGCATCCCGAGCCGGTGCCGAGATCACGTCGATCCACGACACCTTGAACTTCTCGGCGATCTCCGCCAACACTCCGAGCTGCAGATCCTGAACCTGCACGAACCCGGTGCCGGCCTTGACGGCCCAGACCTTGTCGCCCATCGGTTACCCCCTGGTCGTTGGTTGGTCAGCCGACCTTCGTGACGGCCGACGATGCCCGGAAGTTGCCGGACACGGTGACGGCCTCGCCGACCCCGGTCGAGACCGAGAAGTCGAAGGTGGCGGTGCCGAACCAGTACTGGCCGGTGTTGCCGGTCGACGGGTACAGGTAGAAGCGGCGGGCGGCGCCGTCCGTGGCCGCCGTGTACAGCTGGGCGGTGGCGTCGTCGTAGAAGCCCGAGAACGATCCGGCGATGTCCGGCAGCCCGGCGACGTAGATCTTGTTCGTGTCACCGAAGCTGGTCACCTCGACGTCGTCGGTCGAGAAGTCCACCGACCAGGAGTTAAGGAACGCGATCGGCTCGGCGGTGCCGGTCGAGGCGATGCCTGCGTAGAGGCGGCCGGACCGCCCGTGGATGCGGGGCATGGGATCCCTCCAAGGATCAAAAGCCCCTTGCGGGGCAGGGTTACAACAGATCGAGGAGCCGAGCGGCGTTCGTGGTGAACGTCCGGTCGGCGACCGCAGCCCGGGCCTGGGCGGCGGCGTCGGCACGATGGTCGTCGTGGGTGAGCCACCAGTCCAAGAGGTCCCGGACCTCGGCCGGCTCGGTGAACGTCGGCAGCATCGACAGGACCCGGTCGCCTTCGGGGCGGGGTTCCCGCAGGAAGAAGCAGCCGGTCGCGGCGAGCTCGACTTCCCGGGGGCCCATCGCCCAGCCGTCCGCCCCGGCGGAGCCTTCCTTGCGGTACAGGTTCAGCGACGCCCGAGCCGACTGGTACAGCACGGTGGTCTCGTCGTTGTCGAGGCAGTAGTCGTCAGGGTGCACGAGCCGCTCGGTGAACCAGGGGCCGGCGTCGGGCCAGTTGCCGCCGAGGCGCACGTCGAGGCCGGCGAGGTCGCAGGCTTCGAGGAACTTGATGCGGGACGGGTAGCCGGTGCCGACGAACGCGAGGTCGCAGGCCCATTCGGGGAGGCCCGGGCCGGGCCGGTGCAGCTGCGGGTCGTGGGCGTGGGGCACGTAGTAGGAGCGGGGCTGGTGTTTGCGGAACTCGGGAAGGTTCGTCGGGTCGTTGACGAGCACCACATCGAACAGGCTGGCCCGTTCGATCTGACGGTCGTCCTCGTAGGGCGATTCGGTGAACAGGGCGACGAGCTTGTGACGGCGGGCCCGGATCACCTGGAGGATGTCGGGCGGGATGTAGAAGCCGCTCGTGACGAGGACCACGTCGGGCCAGAAGTCGTAGCAGGCCTCTTTCAGGCCGTTGGCGGCGAGGCGGATCCCGGCCTCGTTGTCGAACACTTGGCGCAGCTCGCCGTCTTTCTCGAGCATCGCCTGGGTGAAGAAGTCGAGCCGGTCGTCGAGCGCATACTCGACGACTTCGACGCCGAGCTGCTGGAACGCTCGTAGCCAGCCGTTGTGAACATCGAGCACGGAGAAGTGCGGGCCGGGCCGCACCATGAGGACCCTCACTTAGAAGTAATCCTCCCGGCCGACCTGGCATTCGGTGATGGCGATCCAGCAGTCGAGCTCGTCGGCGTAGTCGACTTCCCACTGCGACGCCCCGAAGTACGGGTCGTTGGCACCCCGCCCGAGGATCGCGTCGACCTGGTCGATCGCCGTGTCGAGCCGCGCCTGGGTGATGTCCTGGGTGCCGTCGGCGCAGTAGATCCGCAGCTGGAACCGGAAGAACTCCGGGGTGACACCCACCGTGAGGATCGTCACCGAGGCCGGCTTGGCGATCTCGCCCGGGTTCGGTTCGTGACCGTAGACCCGGCTGATCGCCGTGAGCGTCGCCGCCGGGGCGCCGGTCGTGATGTTCGATGCGAGCCGGGCGAACAGGTCGGCCTTCGCGTTGGCGAGGCTGGTCGGGGCCATCAGGCGATCCCGGCCGGCCGGATGTATTCGGCGAGCAGTTCGATGACGGCCCGGGGGACCGCGAAGGCGGGGATGCCGAGGCCGACGTCGTCGACGGGCCCGAAGGTGGAGGAGCCGACACCCTGCTCGCGGCGCCACAGATGCGAGAACATGATCGCGGCGCCCCGCTTGAAGACCTCGTCGACGAGGGCGGTGGTGGCGTAGCGGCCGGCGACGTAGGTGACGACGACGGCACCGCCGGCGGGGAACGTGTACGGGCCACCCTGGGAGCGGCGGTAGATGCGGTACGGCGCTTCGGCGGTGATGTCGATCAAGAAGGCGTCGGTCGGCTTCGACGAGACGGACTCGCCGGTGAGGGTGGTGGCGCTGCCGTCCTGGTCGTACTCGATGCACGAGCTGACGGATGCGATCGGGGTGTGGCGCACGTCGATGAACGGGGCGGCACCGCAGTAGTGCGTCTCGTTGGAGATAGTGCGCCGCACGACATAGCCGCAGAGAGTGTCGATCCGACGGGAGACGCCGGTGATGTAGGCGGCGAGCTCGGTGTCGTAGGTGGTGTTCGACGCGTCGATGTTGACCGCCGCCTTCGCCTCGGTCAGCGAAATGATGTCGAGCGTGTCGGGCATCTGGTCCTCACTTGCAGTCGTAGGGCAGCTGGCCGAGGCTCAGGTTCTGCCCGTGGAACCGGTAGGTCCAGGTGACCTTCGGTTCGCAGACGAACTCAGCGCCGACCTCGAGGGCCCGCTGCCAGAAGTCCCAGTCTTCGGCGCAGTCCCAGTCGGTCGTCTTGCGGTATCCGCCGAGCTCCTGCCAGAGGCTGGTGCGGACCAGCGCGCCGCCGCCCGGGATGAAGTTCCGGTGCCGCAACGTGTCGGCGTCGAACTCGGCGTTCGGGGTCCACCCGTCGCGACCTTCGCTGCGACACCAGGTGTACGTCACGTCGTACCAGCCGGCCGCCGCGGTGACCGTGGCGAGATGCTGCGGGTCGAGGAGGTCGTCGTCGCACATGACCATCAGCCAGCGGGTGGTCACTTGGGCGGCGAGCCGGTTGATGGTGGCGACGAATCCGTCGCGGGGATGATCGACGGCGATCAGATGCGCCCGGGGGGCGACGGTCTGGGCGGCCACCGAGGCGCACAACTCGCCGAGCATCCCGGATCGTTCCGGCATCGACGCCGTCAGGATCGTGACGTCAGCGGTAGCGCGCATCGAGGAACTCGTCGGTGGGCTGGTCGGACCAGCGGTCACGGGTGTGACCCCAGTGGTGCACCGCATACGAGTCGGGATGGTCGGCCCACTCGTCGCGCATCGACTCGACGTCGTAGAGGACCGGGTTGAACGCCACCTTCGGAAAGACGTGGAGGAGGCCCGGGTTCGTGCGGTCCATCCAGCTCAACAGGTGCGGGCCGGTGACCCCGTTCATCGGCTCACCCTGAAGTTCCCGGTACCGGGGTTCGAGCTCGTCGAGCAGCCGATCGAAGAACCTATGGCCCGGCTCGCAGCCCATCAGCGCGTTCGACAGGAACTCGCCGTCTTCCATCCCGGCGAACGCCGAGATCCCATCGAGGGGAATCTTCCGGAGGGCTTCCATGTCACAGTTCGCATAGATGCCACCGAACTCGAACAGCAGCTCGTACGACACCACGTCGGCCCGCTGCACATGCACCCCGAGCTCAGGCACCCCACCGCCCACGTTCACACCCCGACGGGCGATCTCGTCGAACACCCACTGGTTCCGCAGGGCCGGCAGATCATCCTCACGCCACAGGCGCACCTCGTAGCCGAGACGCTCCCAGGTGCGGCCGAACTCCACCAGCTCCCGGCGCATCGGGGCCGGCCCGAACCAGATGCGGTGCACGACCTCGGGGATCACGGCTTCGACCAGGAGATGCCTTCGGCCTTGCGGTAGTACTCGACCGTCTCGGCCACCCCGTCGCGCAACGTCCGGAACGACGGGCAATGCCCGTACAGCGGCTCGAGTGTCACCGGATCACCGACGACGGTGGAGTCCTCCGGTTCTCCCGGGCGCATCGGCAGATGCGTGATCGTGCCGCCCGTGTACTCGGCGACCAGCTCGGCGATCTCGCGGACCGTCGGGGCGTACCCGGTGCCGGCCTCGTAGCAGAAGCCGTCCGGGTTCGGGCCGTGCAGCATCGCCCGCACGAACACTTCGGCGACATCAGCGACGTGGATCATGTCCATCCGTTGGGCGCCCGACCCGTAGACCTCGATCGGGTCGCCGGCCAAGCCGCGGCAGATGAACGCCGGCATGATCTTGCGGACCTTGCTGTGCCCGTACGGAGCGGCGACCGACTGGCCAGGCCCGTAGGCGTTCAACGCCCGGACCACAGCGATGCGGGTACCCCGCTCGGTGTTGTACATCTCTGCGAACCGTTCGGCACACGTCTTCGAGATCGAATAGCCGTTGATCATCCAGTAGTTCCCGACCGCGGCGAGCGCGGCGGGGACCTGGTACTGGGCGACCGCCTCGAACACGTTGAGTGCCCCGAGGATGTTCGTCTCCGCCGCCGGCCGAGGGTTGGCGATCGTCTCCTGGGTGCCGAGCACCGCGGCGAGATGGATGACCCCGTCGGCGTGGGCGACCGCCTCGGTCACCGCCACCGGATCCCGCACATCGCCCAGAATCAGCTCACACCCAGCCGGTGGCTTCCGGACATGCCGATCAAAAATCACGGGCGTCAGATCGCGCTGTAGCAGCGCTGCGACGACGTGAGACCCGATGAACCCGGAACCTCCGGTGACCAGCACGTTCATGATGCCCCCAGCAGCTCGCGCACCGGCTCGAGATCCCAGCCGTGCATCTCCACAGTCCTGTTCCCCCAGGTGGAGGTGTGACCGTTGTGATCAGCGAGGTCGATCTGCGCCACCCGGTAGCCGGCCTCGTGGAGCCGCTGGCAGGTGGGCACGTCACCCCAGCCTTGGATCTTCTCGGGGACCGGGCCGATCTTCGGCCAGTCCCCCGGGCGGAACGACCAGGACGCCGCCCCGGTGCTGGCCCGGATCAACCCGGGGACCTGCCCGTAGCGGACCCGTTCCCGGATCGTGTTCCACTCGAACATCGGCTCGAGATGACAGCCGGTGAGGATCACGTCGGCGGGCGCTTCGGCCCACCAGTCCCGCAGCCGGTCAGCCCACCCGGGCCGCCAGCCCATGTCGTCATCGGACAGGACGCACAGATCTGCGTCGGTTCCGATGGCCACACGAGCACACAGGTTCGTGCCGTGCCCGCAGGTGGACAGCCGGTCCTTGGAGACGTAGCCGCCGAGCTCGGCGACGAGCTCCGACGTGCCGTCCGTCGACCCGTTGTCGACCGGGATCACCCGGGCGTCCCGGGCCAGGGACTGATAACAGTCCCAGAACAGCGACTCCCGGTCGTTCAAGAACAGGTTGTGGCACAGGATCGCTGCGGTGATCCTCACAGCCGGATCGGCTCCACCGTCGGCACCAGGCCCTGCAGCTGCTCGAGTGCCGGCCGCCAGTACTGGGCGTACACCGAGTCGGCGTCGTACTGCTCGGCGAAGGTGCGGCACTGCGGGCCGAGCTCGGCGAGGAGGTCCCGGTTCTCGTTGGCGTGCCGGAGTGCATCGGCGATGTCGTCGATGATCGGGGTGCAGAAGTACGCGAGCTGGGCGGGATCCCAGCGGGGTTGCGCCAGCGTCTTGTAGCCGGGCCCGGCAAGTTCGGCCTGGGCGGAGAAGTCGGTGACGATCACCGGCGTCCCGCAGGCTTGCGCCTCGATCGTCGGGATCCCGAACCCTTCGCCCATGCTCGGGAACAACAAGACGTCGAACGCCGAGTACAGGGTGGCGAGCTCGGCCTGGCCGATCATCCCCGAGCGGTACCGGTAGTCGTCGACGAACAGCAGATTCTCGGGGCTGATCCCGACGCCGGTGGCGAGGGCCCGCAGGTCCATGCCGCCGAGGGCGCCGCGCTGTTCCGCATGCACGTACAGCAGGGCGGTCGGGTCGGTGTCGAGCAGCCGGCGGAACGCGAGGAACGCTTCGGGGTACGCCTTGCGGCACGGCTCCAACGAGTTGTTCGTCGAGCACATCCCGACCAGGAACCGGTCGTCGAGACCGAGGCGGGCCTTCGCATCGGCGACCGGCTGGAAGACCTCGGTGTCGATCCCGTGGGGGACGTACAGCGGGTCGTGACCGTCGCCTTGCAGCTGACGGCGACCGAACTCGCTCATGGCGATCGGCATCGAACCGGACTGCTGGAAGAACCGGGCGACGAGCCGAGGCATCGGCGCATGGTCGATCGGCACCCACGACGCCAACGTGAACTCCGACAGGGCCGGATGATCCAACGTCCACACGTCGTAGAGGGTCAACAGCAAGCCGGGCTCACCGTCGAACCAGTGCAACGCATGGGCGCAGATCACGTCGTTGGAGTAACCCGACCCGGACGGGTAGACCCGCACCCCGTCCCAGTCGCGCACCCCACCCTGCAACCCGTAGTTGGCGATGACCGCCACGTCGTGGCCGTCGGCCACCAGGCGAGGCACGACCTGGGCGGTCTGCTGCCCGTACCCGGTCGGCGCCCACGGCGCATTCGAGAACCAGGCGATCTTCACCGGGTCTCCGCCGGGGCAGACACCCGAGTCTCCTTCGCCGGACGGCCCACCTTCTTGCGGGTCACGACGACCCACGACGAGCCGGCCGGGACGACGGAGATGATCTCCTCCCGGGCCTCGAGTCGCTTCACCGCGTCGGCGAGCTGCTCGGGCGCAGGAGAGTGTTCGCTGATCGAGACGATGTGAGCAGGCACGGTGCTCCTTGGGCGTGGTGTGGGCGGCGGCCCGTGCCAGCCGCCACCCACCACCACATCAGTTCGGCACGGAGAAGGTGTGTGGGGGACCGGGGATCGCCCGGCCCCCACACGCGCACGAGGGCGGATCAGGTGGTCGGGGCCTTGAGGAACTTCACGTGGCCGTCCACACCGCCGACGTAGTCGGAGTCGCTGCGCAGGACGGTCCGGAAGGTCACCAGGTCCGAGCTGAACGCGAACTCGTCGCTGCGCTCGAACCGGACGTTGGCCACGTCCCGGATGTAGAAGTTCGAGAAGTTCCCGAACGCCATGTGGGTCCCACCCGCCGTCGCGAACGTCGTGACGTTGGGGTCGAGCACCATCGGGTAGCCGAGCAGCCGGTCAGGCTCGCCTGCGGTCAGCGTCGGCTCCCACAGCGGCCGGCCCGTCGTGTCGGTGATCCGACGGATCTTCGCCGCGTTGGTGTCGAGCGTGAACCAGTAGGCACCGAGCGACCGGGCCTGCGGGTTGACCGAGTAGACCAGGTCCACGAGGTTGCCGTAGGACGGCACCCCGGTGGCTGCGGTCTGGGCGGTCGCCCCGACGGACTGGGTCGTCATGATGCCCTTGGGCTTCGAGGAACCCGAGCCGGTGACGTAGTCGCTGTCGGTCACCCGGGCGATGGCCTGGGCGGTGTCCCGGGCGATGAACCCGAGCATGTCGATGCCCGTGTCGGCCAGCAGCTCGCTCGACACCTGGGTGAGCACACCGTACTTCCAGGCGTTGAGGGTGGTCTTGCCGAAGGTCGGCTCGACCTCGCCGATGGCCGTGCCCTCACCGCGGATCGCCGCCGTCGAGCGGGTCGCCACGTGGGGGATCTCGAGGGCCTCACCCGACTGGGTCGTGAGCACCGTTACGTTGAGGTTCCGGGCCCCGGTGTAGAACTCGACGTACTCGACCAGCTGCCGCTGGAACGACGTCGGCACCGTGTTGCCGCCGAGGGCTGCGGTGTCCTCGAGGAGGTCACGCAGCTCGCGGGCGTCGGCACCCGAACGGATCAGGCGCTTCTCCCGCCACGCCGGGCCGAGGTCGAGGTCGATGCTGCGGATCTCGCCGCGGAGGAAGCGGGTCATCTCGTCGACCTGCTTCTCGGACCGGCGGGTCATCTCGGCCTCGGCGATGACCGGCTCGTACGCGGCCCGGGCCACGGAGGCCTCGCGCTCACGCTGCTCGATGTCGAGGAACGACCGGATCTGGCCGTCCTTCTCGTCGATGTCCCGGTTGATGGCGTCCCACTTGGCCTGCTCCTCGCCGGTGAGCTCGCGCGCCTCGCGCTCCGCCACCTCGAGCAGCTCCTTGGCCTCGTGCCACGCACGCTGCCGCGCGTCGCGCAGCTGGTTCAGGTAGTTCTGCATCTGACTGAGTCCTTGTTCAATGCCCTCAGGGGCACAGGACGGATGGGGGAATGCCCGGTGCGTGGCGCGCGGCCGGACGGGGTATTGCGGAGAAGTTGCCGTCGGTGGTTGCGAACCGGCCGACGGACAACCAGAACGGCGGCGGCACGAACCGCCGAGACCTCAGGTGTACGAGTCGAGAATCCGACGGGTCCACGACACCGCCGGATCACCACCCCACGCGGCCCACGCCACCCGACCCGGGCTCGGATAGCCCGGCTCACCAGGCGAGAACCCCTCGCCCTGCTTGTCGGCCTCGTGGCGGGCCAGATACGACGCGATCCTCCGGACCGTGTCCAAACTCACAGGCTCACCGTTGGCGAGCTGCGCTGCCCGGCGCCGACCGACTGCGGTGAATCCGCCGCCGGCGTGCCCTTCGGCGATCCAGGCAAGCGCCCGTTGCGCTTCTTCCCGGACCCCGTCGGGCGGCCGCCAAGGCTCCCGAACTTCTAGGCGCACGGTGGGACACGCCGCTTCAGCAGCGCCAGGTGCCGCTTACGGACCGACTCGCCGCCCAGCAACTCGACGGGGATCACCCACAGTTTGCACACACCCGCTGGGGAGATCTCACCGTCGACGATCTCGCATGCCTGCGGACCTTCGTAGAACCAGCAGTTCGCACAGACCATCCCGTCACCGGCGAACGGCGACTCGGCCACATAGTGCGCACCGTCCGGGCCGATGCCCTGATCCCACTTGCCGAGCAGATCAGCGATCTCCTCGAGCGTCTCGTACATCAGCTGCTGGCGAGGCGCCGCCTCGTACATCGAGTCCTCGAGGCTCACGCCGCCGGGCCCAGCTGCTTCGCCAGCAACGCCAGGCGCAACGCCACCAGGCCCGACGTGGTGCGCTCCTCCACCAGCTCCGGCACCAAGACCTCGGCGACCTCGGCCTCGAGCTCGTCGGGGAGACGACCCGACCGGATCGCCTCCACCAGCACCCCGGCGTCCACGCCCCGCTTGCCGGCCAGATGCTCCACCGCCCGGGTCGCGACCTCCGTGTCGAGGTACGCCGGGTACGTCACCGGCGAGACGTCACCGTTGTGGAGGCTCACTTCCCGCAACGTCCGCAACGGATAGCCGTCATCGGTGCGATCCCACCGGTCGTCGATCACCCGGAACCCGAAGCTCGACTGGGTGATGTCACCCCGCTCGATCGAGACCATCAGATCCCGGCCGTACGACGTGTCGGGGATCTTGACCTCGTAGGCCAAACCCCGGTCGTCTTCCTCGAGGTACAACGTGCCGGCCTTCGACCGGCCGAGGATCAAGCTGGCGTCATGGTTGAACAGGGCCCGCACGTCGGCTTCGCCGATCGTCTTACGGAACGCACCCGGAGCGATGCGCTCCACGAACCCGCCGAGGTCCTGCGACAGCCGGTTGAAGACGGCGGCATGCCCCGCGATGCGGAACTCGTCGCCGACCGCCCGGGCCTCGAACTCGGTGGAGTAGTAACGGCGCTCACTCGGGCGCATTGGTCACCTCACTGATCGCAGCAGCCACAGCCCCCACTAGGCGTTGCTGATGGATCCAACGGGCGGCCTTCGGCCGCCAGACTCGTTGCACTGCCGAGCAGGCCGCTCGTGTCTCGACCCGTCGACCGCTTCGCACCACACACGCCGACACGGCCCGCACCGGCGCCGCCCGACATTCGACCAACGTGCCCCAGCACACCGCCCGAGCCACGACCTCGAAATGGCTGCGCACCGCTGGCGTCGCCACCGGCAGCTGCACCGTGGCCGGCCCGACGATGACCCGGACCGAAATGACGAACCGGGTCCGTTGCCGGTACAGCGGCCCGAGCGGTTTCGGCTTCGGATACCAGCTCGAGGCGGGCGGCAGCGGCAAGCCACCACCGGCCGAGATGGTTCCCGAACCGTCGAGCAGGCCAGCACCGGAACGGATCGTCGACCCGCCGGCAGCGACCGCACCCGACCCGGCCAGGAGGCCCGCAGCCGAACGGATCGCCGACCCGGAGGCCGACACGGTGCCGGCCCCGACGATCGTCGCCGCACCGGGTTCGCCGCCGGTAGCCGACAGAGCCCCGGATCCGGCGAGCTCGGCGCCACCCGACATGAGCCGGCTGCCGGTCGCAGTCACCGCACCCGACCCGGCGATCGCCGCCTGGCCGGTCTTGGCGACATCACTCGAAGCGCTGATCGTCCCGGTTCCGGCGACGGCAGCCTGTCCGAGCGCGGTCCGCAGACCGCTCCCCGACACACTTCCGTCGCCGACGACCGTCGCCGCACCGGCCGCCACACGAACCCCGGCCGCCTCGACCGTCCCGGTCCCAGCGACCGCACCGCCCGCGGCGCGCACTGCGACACCCGACCCGGAGACCGCACCCGACCCGGCCAACGTCGCCAAACCGACCCGGGCCGCAACGCCCGACCCGACGAGCTGACCGTCCCCGGCGACCGCACCGGCACCGAGCCGCACGGCAACCGCCGCCGCCGACACCGCCCCGGCCCCAGCCAGTGCACCCGCCCGGCCCCGCACTGCGAGACCCGACGCCGACACGGCCCCGTCGCCCGCCACGCTGCCGGTACGGGACCTGGTCGCAGAACCCGACCCGGAGACCTGACCGTCCCCAGCGACCGCACCCGATCCGCCGCGGCTCGTCACCGCCCGGATCTCGACCGCATGCATCAGCATCCGGTCGTTCGCCGCCGACGCCGACCCGTCGACCGACGTGTCATTGTCGTTGCGGAACTCGAACGACAGGCGCATCGTGTCGCCGCCGGACGCCTGCTGGGCGTTCAGACCGGAGACGATCGCGAAGCCGGAACCCGCCGTGTTGGTGAGTGTCCCGCCCGCATTGTCGTACGAGAGGAACCAGCCGCCCGTCGCGTTGCTCGACGACGCAAACGCACCCAGCGTCGCAGTGACCGTGTCGGCCGTCGTCGATGCGACCGCCGACTGCACCATGCCCCGGTCAGCACCCCGGGCCACATCCGTCAGCTCGGCGACACCCCAGATCGCACCGTCAGCCGTCTGACCCGAAGGCACCGCACCCGAGAACGTGATCGCCCCGGCCGACGCCGACGAATCCGCATAGCCGGCCCACACGGCCATCGACGGCTGCGTGGTACCACCCCCCACGTCGTTGCCGACCCGGGACCAGGTGATGTTGTTGCCGCTGATCGAAGGGACCAGCGGCGAACCACCCAGGTCATGGACCGCAAACGCGACCAGGTAGATCTTCCCGGCCGTGGGCGTCCATGACGCAGTGGTGAAATCCCTGGCGTCGGTGTCGGTCCCGGCGACGTTGAGGGCTGACGCAGCGGAGACAGGCATTACGCCCCCCTCGGCGTCACGTCACCGCCAGCCATGGCCGGCGGCCTAGGTGAACGTGTAGGTGAGCGCCGTGAGGTTGAACGTGTCGCCCGCAGTGACCGACACCGAGCTGGTCAACGCACCCGCACCCAGGCAGTTCCCGGCGCTGATGTTGTCCCACAGCGAGATGTGGCTGTACGTCTCCGTGGCAGCCACGTTCGTCCAGCTCGGCGAGTTGGACAGCGAGATCACCCCGCTCGACGCAGCCCCGAACTCGACGGCCTTTCGGGTCGTCTCCGTCGCCGCGTTCGACGTGCCGGCCTCACCCGGGTCGCCGGTGTGCAACTTGGCGTACACCGCAGCGGGCGCCGTGAACGACGAGCCGTTGCCGCCGCCACGCAGCGCGTTGCCGATGGCGTTCTCGAGGTAGTCCGACATGCTCACAGGATCTCGATCTCCAGGTCGTGGGCGAACTCGGCGCCCGGCGGCAACGGCAGCGGGGCACTCAACCGGTGCAACGTCTCGACAGTCACATCACCCTCGAGCAGCCGCACCTCGTCGAAACGGACCAGCCGTGCGAACGGACCGAACACCAGCCGGCCACGGATCTGACCGTCCTGGTGGGGGAGTGGTTGGCGGGCGTAGCCGACGGCGACGACCTCGAGGCCGTCGTCGAACAGGGCGACGGAGAGGCGAGGCGAGTCGAGGGCCCGGAGCAGGAAGGCGCGCAGGCTCACTCGTGGACCTCGGTGACACCGTCGACGGGTTCGTCGAACTCGGTGAACAGCCGCACGTTGATGTTGCGCATCGCGTCGTCGGGCCCGGTGCCTGCAGGCTCCTCGGGCGGCGTGTTGATCGGGTCGAGGTTCTCCCAGGCTCGGACCTCGTTGAGCTCGAGGAACCCGGTCTCGATCCCGATCTTGTAGGACTCGTACCGGTCCCGCAGCGCCGAGCGGAGGAACGCGTCGAGGTTCACCTTGGCGAACTGGGGGCGGGGCAGCAGCTTCGTGAACGCGCGCTCGATCCGGACGATCCACGGCATCAGCGAATACTTCGTCACGTCCGAGCCCAGCTGCTCAGTGTTGGCGTACGTCATGCTCGACCCGGACATCGGCGTGAACGGATGCTGCAGGCCGAACAGCCGGTAGATCTGTTCGTCGTTGTACTTGCGAGTCTCGAGGAACTGCGCCTGGTCCGGTGTGATCGAGATCGGCGTGTAGTTCGCACCGCCGGTCAGGACGGCCGGCAGGTTCGACCGGTTCACCCCGCCGTGCGCGGCCCGCCACGACTGGGCGAGCTCCTTGGCCTGCTCGGGGGTGACGATGCCCGGCGACGTGATCACCCCGGACGGGGTGGCGCCTTGGGCGAAGAACTTGGAGCCGTACGTCTGGGCGGCGAGGCCGAGGCCGATCGCGTCCCGGGCTGCGGTGATCGGGTCGACGCCGACCTTCGCGCCGGGGAACAACATCGCCGGGATGTGCATGATCTCGCCGTCGAACCGCTGCCCGTTGATCCGGAACGCTTTGCGCATCCCGACCGATTCGACCTGCACCATGTCCGGGTGCATCGGCCACAACTCGACGATCTGCCCGCCGTCGTTGCGGGTCACCAGCCAGAACGCATTGCCGCGCAACAGCAGACTCACGATCGTCTGCACGAGGAACGCCACCCGGTCGGTGTCGACGTTCGGCTGCTCCAACCAGGCCGGCGTCGGAATCGACTCGGTCTGATTCCCGCGGCCCCGATACACGTCGACCGGCAGCATCGCGATCGAGTCGGAGATCACCCGCACACACGAGAACACAGCCAGCAGCTGCATGCTCGTGTGCTCATCGACCCGCACCCCAGCAGACGACGCCGGGGCGAAATCCAGGTCGTCGCCGCGGCCCCAAGCCGCCAAGGCTGGATCCCGAATCGCTCGGCTCTCAAACAGCCTTGCCAGCATTCCGTCTCCGATCGGCCTCGACCGAAACGCCGAGCAGCACCAAGGCGATCCCGCCGGCCACGACTCCGAGCCAGGGGACCAACATCCAGAAGCCGACGGCGATGACCGCCAGGCCGGCGACTTGCAGCACGGTGTGAATCACAAGGCCCCCAGGTTGATGACCTGCGGCGACGCCTGCGGTTTCGCGGCGACGCTCAAGGCGATGCACATGGCGACCGCCGAGTCGATCCGGTCTTTCGACTTCGACTTGGCGAGGGTGAACCCCCGCTCGTTGGAGCGGGACACAGCGTTCAGGACTTGCGTCTCGAACGCTTCGTCGCCGTCGTGGGAGATCTCGCCCCGGCGGATCATCTCGTAGCAGCCGCCGACCGCCGGGGTCATCCGCTCGAGGGACTGGGGGAACTCGAGCATCGGGTAGCCCTCGTCCTCGAGCTGCTGTGCGGGGAGGTCGAAGAACCTCGGGTCGTAGGCAACGCCCCGGACGTCGTACATCGCGGCGAGCTCACGGATCGTGGCCATCGCATCGGTGACGTCGAGGCGGCCGTCGTCTCGAGGCAGCCAGATCTTGGCTTTCACATGCCAGCGTTCGCCCCGCTGCTGCACCCACACCACAGCCGTCGAGTCGTGCTTCAACGCGACGTCGACCCCGATCCACGTCGGCGCCGATGGTTCCATCGCCCACGGGTCGGCCAGGCCACGCCACAGGTTGCGGCCGTCAGACCCCAGCCACGACTCGACCCCGTCGACCCACTGGCCCAGCTGGAAGATCCGAAAATGGGATTCCGGCGACAACGCCACCGCAGTCCGCATAGCGTCGATGTTCTTGTAGCCCTCGGCGAGCGCCGGATTCGCCTGGTACCACTGCTCCTCGTCGAGGATCGAACAGCCCTCGTCCGCCGCGTACTCGGTGTAATGAAAGCCGGGCAGCTCAGCCCCCGACCTCACCCGATCCCGCAAATGCCACAAGGCAGAACGACGATCGAACCCCGGAGTGCCGATGCCGGCCACGAGCGATCTCGGCCGCTTGCCGGAAGCCAGCAGCAACGAGTCCCACGACTCGATGCCCATGAACCCGATCTCGTCGCAGACGGCGACGCTCGGATCCAGACCCTGCAAACCATCGGGATCGTTCGACACCGGGAACATCTCGCCCCCGGACCGGGGAACCAGCACACGCGTATTGCCGATCCCCGAATAGATGAGGCACTGCTCGACCAGGCGAGGCTCGCGCTCGATCATGTGCACAGCCACGCCGTACACCGAACGAATCGCCTGGCCGATCGTCGTCGCCACGATCGGCACCTGGGGCGCACCCGAATCATCCGGATCGAGCAACGCCCAGACCGCAACCGTCGCCAAGAACGTCGACTTACCGTTGCCTCTCGGCAGCTCCATCGCCGCCGAACTCACCCCCGGCGCCAGAACCCGCCGCAACCAATCCTTCTGGAACTCGGCCAGCCGCAACAGCTCACCAGCTCCGTAACCCTTCGGCGGCCGGCAATACGACTCGATGAATCGAATCGCACGCTCCGCCCGATCCGACTCCCGCCACCGATACCACGGCGGCTCACCCGGATCTTCCCACTTCTTCCGAGCATTCCGAGCACCGAACTTCGCACCCTGCGAACCAGTGTCCTGGCGGCCTGCCATCACCCCACCAAACGCAGCTGCTCATTGGCCGGCCGGTTGCCCTTGCTCACATTGCAACGCAAATGGGCCAGCTGGACATTCGCCCAGGTGTGCGTACCGCCAAGAGATACCGGCACGATGTGATCCAACGACGGGCCCATCGGGTCTTTCTTCGAGCGGCCATCTCTTGCAACTTTGCCGCCGCATAGTTGGCAGCACCACTTGTCCCGCTCGGCGACTTTCAGCAGATCAATGCGTTCGATCGGCCCGTTGTTCAACATTCGAGCCTTGCGCCGATGCACGGCATCCAGGAACTGTGGAGGAGTACGCCCGTACTTGGCGGCTTCGGCTCGATAATGCTCACGTGCTCGCAAAGTGTTGGCAACCCCGCTGCACTTGGAACTGCAATAACGTTGAGTCGCCAGCTTCGTAACAAACGCACGATCACAGGTTCCGCATTGCAGCGACAGGACCGGCCGAGGCATCTGCGGAAGGTGAATGCGTTGTGCTTCACCCATGCATGCGCGCGAGCAGTACTTTGCCCAGGTCGTCGGCTGACCTTTGACCGACTGTTGTTTATGCGGCCAGAAGCCAACCTCGCAAACCGCGCATTGCATCCACGGGCCTCGTCCTGGAGGTGCTGGACTCTTGCACCCGCTGCACCTCGGCGTGGAGACATGCCGTTCCGACAAGCCAATGAACGTGCCACACGAACCGCACACATGCCGATAGACACGCGACGAGTTCGCCGGAGTGCCTTTGCCCTTCGACGCAGAGTTACACCGACGCGAACAGAACAGCTTGCGTTTGTGTCCTGCGGCCGGTGGCACAAAGCTCCACCCGCACCACACGCAAGGACGCGCGTGCGGAGTCCAGTCAGGCGGCAAGCCGGCTCGGACACGTCCCCTGCAGCGGGCGTCGGCGTTCGTGCATTCGCGACACCGGCACGGATACGGGTGCGGCATGAACTCACGAAACGGAGCTGAGTTGCGCATAGCCTTGGGCAAGTCGGCACCTCCAGAGGGTGTCGGCCACGCCCCCGGACGGCTGCAACCGTGCCGGGGGCACCTGTCTCCACAGGCCGAGGGGCCTACGAGTAGGTATGGACAGTTGGGCGCTGGGTGTTGCTCAGACGCCACTAAAAGATCGAAGGCGCGACGGACGCAGCCTGTGGATAACGAGGCGCGCGCGATCGAGCTCGTCGATTAGCTGCGACGCTTCGCCCGCTGGTTGCAGGTTGGACAGGAGACGAGCCAGCCGGCGGTGGGGTC